CAGGTGGTGGAACCTCGGGAACCGTCACTATCACTAACTCTATGGCAACCGCAATAGATGCTAAGGGTGATCTTGTTGTAGGTACTGGAGCCGATACCTTCAGCCGCCTAGCAGTAGGCACAAATGGGCACACACTCGTAGCGGATAGTGCGACAGCAACAGGATTAAAATGGGCTGCACCTAGTGGTGGTGGATTTTCTGGTGCAAAAGTTTTTAGAACTGCGTTAATTAATATTGCTAATAATACCGCAACTAAAATTGCTTTCAATACTGAGGATTTTGACACCAATACTTATCACGACAATACAACAAATAATACTCGTTTGACTGTGCCAACAACTGGTTACTATCGGGTTAATGTTTATTGTTACAGGGCTGGTCAAACTGCTGGTCTATCCAGATTTAGTATTTGGAAAAACGGCTCTGGTAGTAACACAACTTATTTCGGTTCAGGTGCTGGTTTTGATACACAAACTCACTCACTACATACAATTCTGAGTTTAAACGCTAATGATTATCTTGAATTAGAAATTTACCAAAATTCAGGCGGGGCAATAGATTTCTATTTCACAACAGATAGCGGTTACTTTATGATTGAAAGTTTAGGAGCATAACTTATGGAACTATGGGAACAAATTATTCAGGCATATCCTGAGCTTAAACCAACTGATGATTTTCAGAAATTAGGAATTTATCTACAAGATGATTCAGATGGGGTTGGTGCTTATATTGCCAAGTGGGAATACAGCCAACCGATCCCAGAAGGATTAAGCCTAGGCAAGCCTAACGCCTAGGCACAATCCCTCAAGATTATGCTAAGAGTAATTTAGCCTCGTCAGCGGTTATGCCTAAACGCTGAAGTAACTCTGCCTTAGCCTGAGCCTTCGCTTCGGCTTCGGATTTTTCAGCAGCAAGTCTTTTATTATCTGCCTGATATTGAGCAAATTCAGCATCAGTCATTTCACGATCAATAACTTCATCTGTTTCTGTGTTGTGAATTCTAACCATTGGTTTTGTCATTTTATGATACTCCGTATAGTAGGACTGTTCCGCCTGTAAATGTATAGGTGTCAAAAATAACAAATGTTATTCCTGAAATTACTGCTGATTCAGCAACTGAGGAAGTGGTATTCATAACATAACCATTTCTTGAGCCACCCATAATAGAATTGATTACTTTATATGATGAGGTGCTATTGCAATCAGCGAATTCTACCCAGCCATTATTATCACTTGTAGTGCCAAAGCCATCAGTACCAACTGGATTAAATGGAGAGAATGAATTGCTTGTTGAATAATTAAAACCTGAACCTGAATTGCTACCGCTAATCCTGATATTATAATCAGTTGCGCCTGATTTGCTGTTTATTCTTACTCCAACATTTGTATTGTTACTTGAACCTAAATCTCTAATAACTGCATAAAGATTTTTGTATGAGTTTGCCGCAACTGAAATGGTTGTGCTAGTGCTTGATAAAGTAGTGGTTGAAATTAAAGTCATACCACCAGCAGCAGGAGCGGCCCACTTAAGTCCAGTAGATTGAGCAGAATCCGCTACAAAATCAACTATCCTCCGAGAACAATCTCAGAGGATTGTGCTTAGCCTAATAGCAGGCGGGCTTCATCCTCGGTTAAACCAAGGCGGGTTAGTAGGGCTTGGCGCTGGGCTGCTTTGGTAGCGGCTTCGGCTAATTGGTTTTCTTTTTCAAGTTTTTTCTTTGCACGATAATCTAAAATATCTTGCAACTCTTGACCTGTTGCCTCAATTCTTTCATCATCAATGCCAATATAGATTTTTTCAGTAGTCATTATTTCGCCAATCCATAGACAGATACATTTCCAGTCATTGTTCCAGTTACTACAAAAATAGTAAAACCATCAAATGATGTGGAATCAGTTTGTGTTCCACCAGTCATTTGAATTGTCATTGAACCTGTATTACCCAAAGCCATAAATTGAGTTCTAGCAGCAATTTGAGGTCTAAATAGAGTTATATCAACACAAGAAGCGGTTGTTGTGGCATCATAACCAACATACCAGTCATCTGTTCCTGACACATTTAGTCCGTTAAATGTAACACTCCCATTGTAACCAAGACGACCACTTTCATAATTTGAAGTTGTGTCACTTCCCGAGGCTCTTAATCTAAATGTACAAGTATCGGCTGTGCTGGTAGGAAATATGTTAATTAAAATTTTATAGTTTTCATAAGTAGATGTAAAAACATTATTTACGGATTGACTAGCAACTGCTGTAAATGCGGTTGTGTTAATCAATTTGTAATCGCTACCACCAGCAGGGGCCGCCCACTTGAGACCTGTGGTCTGGGTGGAATCCGCTACGATGCTGGCGATGAGGATTGTTCCAGGCACAATTGCTAACGATTCTGCTAGCCCTTTTGGGATTATGCCTAGACAAAGAACATTCGCAGATATAGGATGCTTTCACTATGGAACAAATACCACTAGAAATAATCAAAGAAAAACTCAAGAACAGATACGAAACTCAAGGCTTCGCTGAAGCCCTATTCAGGAATGATTTTAACCTGCTAGTTCGCTTGGGAGTTCATCCCCAGGTGGCTACTACTGAGGATTTGCAACGGCTAGTAATGACCGTTAAGGCAGCCTCTACCAAAGGAACCTACGCCGCAAGAGTTCGCAGTATTTTTAAAGCACTGCGCAAAATGGGGTTAATAGACAATATGGCCGATCTTGATCTGCCAGCAGTTCGCAAGGGGCTAGGATTACCGCACCCGCTAACTCCAGGTGAAGCCGAATTAGTTATGACTAGAGCCGATCTACCTATGAGGGATTGGTTTATTATCGGCTGTAAGGCGGGCCTGCGGGCTATGGAGGTGGCAAACCTTCGTGGGGTTGATCTGGAGAAGGTTGATGATGGATACATCCTCAGAGTGGCAGGTAAAGGCGGAACAGATCTATCTGTGCCAGTGGCTGAGATTGTTGCTCAAACAATTTTAAAGCACGAAACTCCAGGAAAGATTTGGTCAGTTACTCCTAACCGATTAACCAAATTGTGTTCCTTGGAAATGAAGCGGCTTGGGATTCCAAAGAAAACCTTTCATGCCTGCCGTCATTATTTTGCAACCAATATGCTGGAGCGATCAAATGGTGATCTGCTTGCAGTGCGAGATTTGATGAGGCATTCATCAGTTGCAACTACTCAGGTTTATACGCAACTCGCCAGCGGTAGAACCCGATCTTTAGTGAATTTGTTGTAACTTATGCTGCTGTTTGATTTTCCAGATGTAACAAAAAGCATCGATGAAGCCATTGATGTTATTGAGGATTCGGGGCTTATCTAAGGAGAGAAATGCCAATTAGTTCAAATCAGGTAACAGTTACTACCAGCCCAACTTTATTAGTTGCAGGTGATGGTGTTGCTGAAGGAGTTTACCTTCATTCAAAGCATAAAGTTTATGTTGGTGCTTCAGATGTAACTATTTCTACTGGATACCTTTTAGATAATGGCGATAAATTAACCATTAATAATCACGAATCTCCTATTTATGCAGTTAGTGAAACTGGTAGTGGAGTTGTCCAAGTGTTAGTAGTTACCAAATGACCGCTAACGAATGGGCTTCAATCGCTGTTGCGGTTGGAACTTTAATTGGATTTTTAGTTGCAGGCGTAAGATTCTTAGTTAAGAGTTATCTTTCTGAACTTAAGCCCAATGGGGGCAGCAGTGTAAAAGATAAGGTTAATGAGATTACATTTAAAGTTGAACGGCTAGAAGCCAGGATTGATGAAATTTACAGATTATTAGTTAAAAAATAAAAGGGGTGTTATGAGTAAAATAGTTGAGATAGCCAAAGCACAGATTGGCTATAAAGAGGGTAGAAACAATAATAGTATTTTTGGCAAGTGGTATGGCGCTAATAATCAACCTTGGTGCGCAACCTTTGTATCCTGGTGTTTTAATGAGGCTGGTTTAATATCTAAGATTGCAGCCCAGAGTAAAAGGGGATTTGCTTCTTGCGATGCAGGTTTAAAATGGTTTGTTAAGAAAAATAAGATAATTCCAGTAGGTCAGGCTCAGGCTGGAGATATAGTTTTTTTCCAGTTTGATAAGGATGCTGAACCTGATCATGTTGGAATCGTAAAGTGGAACAATACTGCGCTAAAATACCTTCAAGTAATTGAGGGTAATACCTCAAGTGGTAATGCAGGAAGTCAATCAAATGGAGATGGAGTTTATCTTAGGAAACGCTCTTACTCCCTGATAATGGGCGTAGCACGCCCTTAAAGGATGAAAATGAATAAGTTAATCGCCAAGTTAAAAAGCCCTAAAACAATTGCTGCTTTTAAATCTTATGCAAGAGCAGTTCTAGCATCAGCAGTAACAATGGGAATTGCACTTGCTAGTGATCTTGCTCCTGAATATGCAATCTTGATTGGCGGACTAACCGCACCTCTTGCTAAATGGGCTGATAAGACCGAGCAAGAATACGGCTTAGGTTCTAAGTAACTTATGGATCGGGGGAAAATTTTAGATGAGGCTAAAGCGCTCACTTACGCCGACAGGCAAAATGATTATGGAACGCCTGCTATTAACTTTAATCGTATTAGCAGGCTTCTATCTGCTTATCTCGATTGCGAGATAACACCAGAGCAAGGCGCTATGATCTGCGCACTAATTAAAGTTGCAAGATCAATGGAAACCTATAAGGCAGATAATTACATTGATGGCGCTGCTTATTTTGCAATAGCGGGGGAGTTAGCAAATGGTGGATAGTGATTTAATAGTTCTTATTCCAACTAGGGGGCGGCCTGATAATGCCGTTGCCTTAGAACAGGCTTTTGTAGATACAAATACAAAGGCTGTAAGATTTTATATTGTAGATTTTAATGATGAAACTCGAAGCCAATACTCCTGGAAACTGCCAGTTGAATCTGTAATTATGATTCATAATGAAACTGGTGGGATGGCTTATCCACTAAATTACATCGCCCGCCAATTTATAGGCGAGTTTGATAACTTTGCATTTATGGGTGATGATCACCGCCCAAGAACTGCTAACTGGGATGAGAAGTTTGTTGAGGAACTTTATACAGGCTCAGATATTGTTTATGGCAACGATCTATTCCAAGGCTCAGCCCTACCAACTGCGGTTGCGATGTCAGGTAAAATAGTTGAGCATTTGCGAGGAATGGTTCCTGATACTCAACGCCATTTATACCTAGATAACTTTTGGTTAAAACTTGGACAGGATTTAGGCAAAATTAAATATATGCCAGAGGTAATTATCGAACATTGCCACGCTTTTAATGGCAAGGCGCCGATGGATGAGAATTATGCCAGGGTAAACGCACCAGAGGTTTATTCAGCCGATAGAGTTGCCTTTGATAAATATATTGTCAGCGATCAATATCAAACGCTATTGGCTAAACTTAAATGAAAAAAATTGTAGTTTGTGGCGCTATTAGAAATGTTCAAAATACAATTTTTGATGATTATCAGCGCATCTCAAAGGCTCTTTCTGATTTTGATTTACAATGGCTATTTATAGAATCAGATAGTAGAGATCAAACCATTGAGGCCATAAAAGGTATGATGGAGATTGACCCTAAAATACGAACTGAATTTTGTGGCAATCTTGCTCCACAGATGCCATATAGAACCCAAAGATTAGCCCACGCAAGAAACCTCTATACTCAAATTGTTAAAGAAAATTATCAAGATGTTGATTATGTGGTGGTTGCAGATTTTGATGGCTTAAACTCTGCAATATCAAAAGAAGCGGTTGATTCATCTTTTAAGAACAAAGATTGGGATGTAGTAACCTCTAATCAGGGCGATGTTTATTATGATATTTGGTGCCTACGCTCAGCAGGCTGGATTGAAAAAGATTGCTGGAAAGAATATTTTGATTTGACTAAAAGAGGTGCAGATAATCTAACTGCCTTTAAGTTGGCAATTAATCCTTTATTGCGTACTATTCCAAGGGATAGCGATTGGATTGAAGTTGATAGCGCACATGGGGGGTTTCTAATTTTTAAACCAGAGGCTTTTATTGCTGGCACACATATTCCATTTGATAAAGATGGCCGCGAAACTTGCGAGATAGTTGCCTACAATACAGATTTGCGCAAGGCTGGATACCGAATCTTTATCAATCCAGCAATGATCAATGCAGAATCAACTGATCATGGCAGATACCAACTATGGATGAAATCTCAAATCAAATGAAAATATTAATTACAGGTGATGAAGGTTTTGTAGGTAGAGCCTTTCATAGAGCGCTTGATAAGAAAAATAATAATGTAATTGGCTTTGATATTAAATCAGGCACTGATGCTCGCAAATTCTTTGCAACCGATGATACTTATTTTGATGTTGTAATCCATCTGGCCGCCGTTGTCGGTGGCAGAGCCACCATCGAAGGGAACCCTTTGGCAGTTGCCACTGACCTGGCGATTGATTCTGATCTATTTCAGTGGGCGCTTAGAACCCGCCCTGGGCGAATAGTTTATTTCTCATCCTCTGCTGCTTATCCAATTATGTTGCAGCGAGCAAGATTTAAAGCAAGATTAAGTGAGCAAGATATAAATTTAGAACACATTAGAACTCCTGATCAAACTTATGGCTGGAGTAAATTAACTGGTGAGATGTTGGCGCAATACGCTAGAGATGAAGGCTTGAAGGTAACAATCCTTCGCCCATTCTCTGGTTATGGAGGAGATCAATCTTTAGATTATCCATTCCCATCTTTTGTTGCCAGGGCTAGGCAGAAAGTAAATCCTTTTCCTGTTTGGGGAACTGGCAATCAAGTAAGAGATTTTGTACATATTGACGATGTAGTTCAAGCAACTTTTGCAGCCGTACTTAATGGCGTTGAAGTTATGAATATCTGCTCTGGTAGGGCAACCTCTTTTATTGAATTAGCAGAAATGATGATGCTTACTGCTGGTTACTTGGCACCAATTCAAACTAATCCAACTGCACCAATTGGTGTTGAGTATCGAGTTGGTAATCCAAGATTTATGAATATGATTTATGAACCAAAGATTTCCTTAGAGCAGGGCATTGCGTTAGCGCTTGCCCAATAAAAAATCCCTACCTCGCCAGCCGTCGGCGGAGGTAGGGATTTTTTTCTTTTTAATTATGCTTTTGTTATGTGTGTTTCAATTTTTGCTTTGTGTGCCTTAATACTATTTTGCTTTGTTTCAATTATTAATCCGCAAGAGCAAGGAGTTCTCCAGCCAACTGTTTTTGTGCACTTGCCTGTTTTATAATTAGTTGCCAAAACTCGGTGCATTGAATTGTAAACTGGTGCTTCGTGTTTCATAATTAATTACCTGCCTTTTCATATAGGTGAGCAAAAAGTTCTACTGGCTTATCGGATAATTGATATGTGTAATTGTGTTCAAACATTTTGTGTTTTTCCATCATCTCTGTTACGCAAGCCTTAATTGCACCACCTGTTTTGCTTTGGTATCCGCAAGAACATTCAAAATCGTAACCATCCCAAGCGCCACGCATTGCAGCGGTGCGAGGAAGTTTTTCGCCCATTGAATAAACAAACCACTTGATAGTTACTTTCTGATCTGTTGGTACTAACTTCATTTTCTTGCCTTCCTTTTGTGGGCTACCTGGTGTATCCCAATAAGATAAATGTATAGACAATTGTCTATCTAGTCAAGTACCTATCCCAATAAATCTTTCGGCGTGTCGATCCCCGCTACCGCCCGCTT